AGCTAAAAGACACTCTCTGGCTGCTCCATGTTGCGATTAAACACACCATGGAATAGGAATCGACGAAGTAGATTCCTCCAAGGAATCGACGAAGTAGATTCCTCCAAGGAATCGACGAAGTAGATTCCTCCAAGGAATCGACGAAGTAGATTCCTCCAAGAAAGAAAATAGAACATGGCTCTTGATCAATATCCTGATAATGTGATTTGGAAGCCCCAGAAAGGGTCACAGGAAGCGTTCCTTTCTTCTACTCCGATCTTTGAGGTCCTCTTCCAAGGATCACGAGGTGGTGGCAAGACAGATTCCCTTCTGATGTCGTTCGGGATGCACATTGGCAAGGGATTTGGAGCCGGTTGGAAGGGCGTCTTGTTCCGGCAGACTTACAAACAGCTTTCGGACGTGATTACCAAGACAAAGAAGTGGTTTCCGCAGATTTGGCCCGGAGCAAGATTCAACGGAAGCGAACATAAGTGGGTCTGGCCTTCTGGTGAAGAACTTCTGTTGCGACAATTCAAGCGGGACGACGACTATTGGAACTATCACGGTCACGAGTATCCGTGGATCGGTTGGGAAGAACTTTGTAACTGGCCTGACGACACTGGATACAAGAGAATGTTCTCATGCTGCCGGAGTTCGACTCCTGGTATGCCACGGATGATTCGTGCGACGACGAACCCGTATGGTCCCGGCCACAATTGGGTCAAAATGAGATTTCTGCCTTCTACAATGGACATGAAAGTTCGTAGGGAGTTGATGGACGAACGCGGTATTCCTGAGCCGCCTCGTTTGTCGATCTTCTCGCGCCTGGAAGAGAACCTTATTCTTCTCAAAGAGGACCCGGACTACATCAACAAGATCGCAGCGGCTGCTCGCAACGAGGCTGAGCGGAAAGCATGGCTCGAAGGATCGTGGGACATTGTCGCTGGCGGAATGTTCGACGATGTCTGGGATCCGGTTTTCAATATCGTTCGTCCGTTCGTTATCCCGAATCGGTGGTCCATCGATCGGAGTTTCGACTGGGGTTCCTCACGTCCATTTTCTGTTGGCTGGTGGGCGAGAAGCAATGGCGAAGATGTGCAGTTGAAGAATGGTCAGTGGCGATCCACAGTTCGTGGTGATCTGTTTCGTATCCGTGAATGGTATGGGTGGACAGGGAAGCCCAACGAAGGGAAGCAGATGTTGGCGACTGACATCGCTCGTGGGATGGTCGAGAGAGAGATCAAGTGGGGATATCGGATTTCTGGTGATGGCTCATATTGCCGTGTGAAGGGTGGAGTTGCAGACTCGCAGATTTTCGCTGCTGAGAATGGGAACTGCATTGCCGTCGATATGAAGACCAAGGTTCGACTCGAAGATGGAATTCGTTACAAGGGAATCTATTGGGGCGAAGCTGACAAGCGTCCGGGATCACGTCATACAGGTTGGGTGCAGATGCGCCAGATGATCAAGAACGCTCATCCTACTGTCTTGGGCTTGAATGCAGAAGAGAAGCCAATCTATGGCCCAAGAGAGAAAGCTGGACTCTACATCTTTGACAACTGTGAGCAATGGATACGAACTGTTCCTGTTCTTCCGAGGGATGAAGACGATCCTGATGACGTTGATACGAGGACAGAAGATCACATTGCTGATGAAACGAGATATCGTGTCCGTTTCGTTGGAATTAAGGTTGGTCAAGGGACGACGATTGGGATGAACTAGGAATCGACCCTTGTAGATTCCTCCACAACGAGAATAAAAGTCCTTGCCAGATACCTCCGATGGGGCTATGTTGTACTGCGTCGATTCCATGGAGACTCATATGTCGCGTGACATTTCTTCGAAGCATCCTCAGTATGTCGCAATGCTTGAAGACTGGATTCTGATGAGCGATGCTTATCGTGGTCAGCGTCAAGTCAAGTCGAAGCGAACTGCCTATCTTCCGGCGACGAGTGGGCAAATTGCCGATGGGATGACGAACACAGAACAGGTGGGATACAAGGCTTACGATTCTTATTTGCGGAGAGCTCGTTTCCCGAACTTCGTCCGCGAGGCTGTCCAGACAGCTGTCGGGATGCTCCATTCCCAGCCAGCGAAGATCATTCTGCCGAAAGGTATGGAGGATATTCGTTCGTCAAAAGGAGAAGACCTTCCTCAGTTGCTCCGTCGCATCAACACTGAACAGTTGATTTCGGGTCGTATCGGTCTTCTTGCTGATCTGCCGACTTCCGGTGGGAACACTCCCTACATTGCCACCTATACGACAGAGCGCATCATCAATTGGGATGATGGAACAGTTGAGGGACTTGTTCCTCAGGTGATGAATCTTGTTGTTCTCGACGAATCCGAGTATGAGCGTGGGTTGACCTCGTTCACTTGGGAGATCGATGAGAAGTATCGTGTGTTGGTCATCGGCAACATCGATCAGAACGAATCTGCTGCCGCCTATAAAGTCGGTGTCTTCCTTACCAAAGACGTCGAGTTCAATGCAGATCAGTTGAGGGCTCCGTCTCTTCTCGGAAAGACCCTGGAAAAGATTCCTTTCGTTATCATCAACTCGTGTGATCTTGTGTCTGATCCCGATGAGCCACCTCTACTGGACCTCGGTGAACTTTGCATGACGATCTATCGTGGTGAGGCAGACTATCGCCAGAACCTGTTCATGCAGGGCCAAGAGACGCTGGTCGTGATCGGTGGTACACAAGAAGAGGACGAGAGTCTTCGGACTGGTGCCGGTGCAAGAATCGATATCAGCAATCCTCAGGGTGATGCCAAGTTCATTGGAGTCACAGCCAATGGTCTTTCGGAACAGCGAGAAGCATTGAAAGACGATCGTGGACACGCTGGCTCCATGGGCGCTCAATCACTTGACACCACCAGTCGCGAACGTGAAAGCGGCAAGAGTCTCGGTATTCGTATCGCCGCTCGAACAGCCGATCTCAATCAGGTCGCTGACACCGGAGCGAAAGGTCTTGAAGCTGTGCTCAAGATTTGCGCCGAATGGATGGGCTTGAATCCAGCAGAGGTTTTTGTCGAGCCCAACAAAGAGTTCGGCAATGCAGAACTGACCGGCCAGACGATGGTCGAACAGCAGACTGCTCGGAATCTCGGTTTCCCGATTTCCGCTCGCAGCCTCCACCAGATAGCATTCGACCGTGGACTCACGAAGTTGGCCTTCGAAGAGGAATTGAGTGCGATTGAAGAGGAGGAGAAGACAGTCTTGAAACGTGACCCTTCTGGTGATCGCAATGGTGACCAAAAGAACAAGACTGGAAAACCGAAGGAATCGACGCAGTAGATTCCTCCACATAAACATAGCGTGATGCTGAAAGGAATGATCGATGCCGATCGAATTGAGATATGATAACGAGGACGCAATGCCGGAAGCGTTCCGTAACGAGACTATCTTCGCCGAACTCTTTACGAGGAATGAGGATGGCTCGATTTCGGTGACAGGTGTCACCGGGATGAAGACCCAGAAAGACGTGGACTCTGTGTCCGAGGCGCTTCGCAAGGAACGCAACGATCATAAGGTCACGAAAGATCGGCTGAAACCGTGGGGTGAACTCAATGCTGAGGAAACTCTCACTCAGCTAGATCGCATCCGCGAACTGGAAGCCGCCGCTGGTGGCAAGCTGGACGACGATGCGATCAACAAGATCGTTGATGGCCGTTTGGCACAGAAGACAGGTCCTCTCGATCGTCAGATCAAAACGATCGGTGAAGAGCGTGATGCTCTTACACAGGAGAACGCCGGTCTGAAAAACTCGATCATCACTCGCGATCGCAACGACTCTGTCCGCGCCGAGGCGACCAAGGTGAAGTCTCATGCGACTGCGGTTCCAGACATCGAAGGCGCGGCCTCAGTGATGCTGGAACAGAACGAAGAAGGCAAGTGGATCACCAAGTCAGGAATTGAAGGTATCACTCCTGGTCTCGGTATTGATGGCTGGCTTCGTGACATGCAGAAGCTTCGCCCTCACTGGTGGCCCGAAAGCGAAGGTGGCGGCGCTCGTGGTGGAACTGGTGGGACAGGTTTCAACGGAGCGAACCCTTGGTCGGCGAAAAGCTGGAATCTCACTGAGCAAGGCAAGGTCTTCAACGACAATGCCGACCTCGCTGGCCGTCTTGCCAAAGCCGCTGGGACTTCCTTGGGCGGTCCTCGGCCGAAAGGTTGAAAATTCCGCTTGCACTGTATTCTGAATTGAGTTACGGTGCAAGCATCAACCCGATCAGGGGATCGGTGTCCTCCGACTGAGCAGGGGCTCGTTGTCGGTTTTCCCAAAACGCCAATGCTCGAAAGGAGAATCACATGGCAGCAGGCCCCGCAACTCGC